CTCCGGCGACGGCTACGGCTACGGCGACGGCTACGGCTCCGGCTCCGGCTCCGGCGACGGCTACGGCTACGGCGACGGCTACGGCTCCGGCTAAACCGATGTGGTGGGCGTTCTTTTGGAGGCTTGAAAATGGGCATTGTCAGTTGGCTGATGGGCTTGACGCGTGGCGGACGCCGGACGCCGGAGGGCGCGATGGACGTGGTTTCGCGTATGCTGCGGGATCGGCAATCGAGGGCCGACTTCCTGGTGAATCTCGACCACGAGGACCTGCCGGATGGCGCGGCCTTGCCGGCTGAGTTCCGCATCAAGGTCAAGGTGACGGAGCACCATCCGAGCCTGGATGAGCCGGTCCTAGCTTATCCGCGGAGCCTCCAGCCGAAGGACCGGGGCGGGCCGCTGTCGGGTGGCTTCCCGCACAAGTTCACGACGCTGGCTGTCCTTCTTGCCGCTGCGGTCGGCGGGACGCTATCGGGGTGCAGCTCGACGCCGACCCCGGCGCAGGTGACGGCTGGTGCGCAGGCGGTGCTGACGTTGGGCGCGTTGGCGGCGCAGACCAACACGACCGCGGACAAGTTCGTCGCGCAAGGTGCGCTGTTCTGCCAGTCGCCGGCCGGGTCGGCGCTGCCGGCTGTGTTTGTGCTGGCCAACCTGGCGGGCGCGCCGGTCGCGGTGACGGGTGCTGCGTCGACCGCGGTTGCTGCCGCGTGTGCTCTGTTCCAGGCGATCCCGACCACGCCGCCGGCGAATGCGGCTGCGGTGCCCGTGGTTGTGGCGCCCGTAACGACGCTGCCCGCCGTTCACTGACGCGCTGTGCCGGCTCGGGGTCCAACCGCGAAGGATATCCCGCCTGTCAGGATAGCCGGTCATGACTTCGTCCTGGGCCGGTGTGTGCGGCCAAAGACTGACAATACCCCGTGTGGCCGGTTCTGGTCTGATATCAGGCCATACGGGGACGAGAAATGGGAGACCTACATCGACCAGCTCGACATCGCCCACTACGGGAAGGCGACGCGGCTCGAGATGCATGAGATACACGTCGCCCGGGCGGCCGAGCGGAAGCAAGTCTGCATTGGTAGCAATTGGAGATACGAGTGAACCACCGTGAGCACCGCTTTTCGCACTACGTGAACGCCTATTTCGAGCGCGTTTTGGTGGGCGATTGCTGGTTTACGGCGGTGGAGACCGGCGTTTACATGAAAGGCGCCACCGACGAGGCCAGGATGCGAGCCGAAACGCTGCGCAAGGCGCGCGGGATCAAGCCGGCGCATCTGGATTGGTATGTTTACCAGCGTGAAACGGGCATTTTTGGGCAATTGGAGCTAAAAGTAGGGAACAACAAGCCGTCTGCGGGCCAGGAAGTGACGATTCGGCTGCTGGAAGAGCGGAAAATACCGGCCGGATGTGCCTGGACGATCCCGCAAGTGCATGATTGGGCGGTTGACTCGGGGTTTAAGCTGCACGGGAACGCCAAAAACATCGTCCGGGAGCTTCACCAGCGCCATTTGGCGGCCGATCTGGAGGCGGAGGGGAAGGTTTCGCCTGTCGCGCCCAAGGATGTGGGTTGGCGGGAGCAGAAACGCGGAGCGCAGCGGCAGAAAGAGGCGCTTATGGCCGAGCGGGAGTTCGAGAACATCGTTTTGGGAGGTTTGACGTGACCCCGGAATATCTGGCCTTTCTGTCAGCGAAAGCGCCTCGGGCCGATCCTGTTGGCATCGATCCCCGCCCTATGCCTGGCCACATGTTCGATTATCAGTCCGCGGCGACAGAGTTTTGCCTGCGGCAGGGGCGATCGGCGCTGTTTCTTGATACAGGTCTGGGCAAGACCATCTGCGAGCTTGAGTTTGCCGATCAAGCTAGGGCATTCACCGGATCACCATCGCTGATACTGACACCTCTTGCGGTCGCACGTCAGATCGAAGCAGAGGGTCATCGTTTCGGTTACGATTGCCACGTCATCCGCGAGATGTCTGATGTGCGTATGTGCATCAATATCTGTAATTATGACCGGATTGATAAGCTTGATCCGTCCGCGTTTGGATGTGTCGTGCTGGATGAAAGCTCGATCTTGAAAAACTTCGCGGGATCGACAACGCGCGCTCTGACTTCCATGTTTGCCGACACACCGTTCCGTCTGTGCGCCACCGCCACCCCCGCGCCTAATGACCACATGGAACTTGGCACGCACTCCGAGTTTCTCGGGATCATGCCACAGGCCGATATGCTTATGAGGTGGTTTATCAACGACACGAGTGATACCGGCACCTGGCGGCTCAAGGGTCACGCTCAAAACCATTTTTGGGATTGGGTCGCATCGTGGGCCGTCATGGCATCATCGCCGGACGATCTTGGGTTTGACGGATCGAGGTTCGTCCTGCCGCCGATGTCCATCCATAAGCACAAGGTAACGGCTGAGATCACACCCGACGACGGTTTGTTTGGTTTCAACGTCTCTGCGACTGAGATGTTTAAGCTCAAGCGGCAGACATCTGATGTGCGCGCCGACGAAGTTGCGCGGCTTATCGGGACCGAACAAAATGAACCGTGGTTGATCTGGGTAGATACCGACCATGAGGCTGACGCCGTCCTGAGCCGGTTGCCGGATGCCATCGATGTTCGTGGATCGATGACACCTGAGCGCAAGGAGGAAGGGCTTTTGGCGTTTCTCACATCGGGGCGCCCTCTTGTGACCAAAGGCAAGATTGCCGGCCAAGGACTAAACTATCAGCACTGTGCGCGACAGGTATTCGTCGGCCGATCGTTCTCTTACGAGATGTGGTATCAATGCGTTCGCCGATGCTGGCGGTTCGGGCAAACACGCCCTGTCCACGTCCACATCATCGTTGCCGAGGGCGAGGATCAGATCGGCCGCGCGATCGATCGCAAGGCCGATGGCCACGAGCATATGAAGCGCTCGATGCGTTCTGCCGCACGTCGGGCGATGGGCCAGTCATCGAATATCAAGGTTGCCTATGATCCGCAGCACGATGGGAGATTGCCGGCATGGTTATCCGCTGCTTGAATGATGCGCACGGTCAGGACTGGAGCTTGTATAACGGCGACTGCGTGGACGTTTTGCGCCAGTTGCCGGATCGATCGGCCGGATTCAGCGTCTACTCCCCTCCATTCTCAAATCTGTTCGTCTACTCGGACAGCGAGAGCGACATGGGCAACAGCGCCAACGATGCCGAATTTTTCCGGCATTACGGCTTCATGCTCGAACAGCTTACGCGTGTCATGAAGCCCGGGCGCCTCGCCGCCGTCCATTGTTCCGACCTCCCGTTGACTAAATGGAAGGATGGCGTAATCGGTATCAAGGATTTCAGCGGCGATCTGATCCGCGCTCACGAGGCGGCAGGATGGATACTCCACAGCCGTGTTACCGTGTGGAAAGACCCAGTGGTCGAGATGACGCGGACAAAGGCGTTGGGATTGCTCTATAAGCAATTACAGAAGGACAGCACCCGCTCGCGCCAAGGCATGGCCGACTACGTCCTTGTGTTCCGTGCGCCAGGCGAGAACGTGGAGCCTGTTGGGCAGGATCGCGACACGTTCCCTGTCGAGCAATGGCAGCAATGGGCATCGCCTGTCTGGATGGATATCCGCCAGACCGATACGCTCAACGTCCAGCAGGCACGTGAGCATTCGGATGAACGGCACGTCTGCCCGCTCCAGCTTGGTTTGATCGAGCGTGCCATCCTGCTTTGGAGCAACCGGGGCGATACAGTGCTTTCCCCGTTCACCGGGATCGGAAGCGAAGGTTTTGGCGCGGTCAAGCTGCGTCGCAAGTTCATCGGCGTGGAACTAAAGGGCGGCTATTTTGCCATTGCGCGAAAGAACTTGGCAAACGCGGAATCCGGCGCCGTGGATCTGTTCGACGCCGCTTAAAAAACCCCAGAAAAAGGAACACACGATGGCTGACGAATCATGGCGTCCGTGGCATGGCCGGGAAAATCCTCTTGAGGCGATGTATCAGCACTTCACGGCGCAGATCGAGGCGCTGAAAGCGCAGATCAACCCGGCGCCAGCGCCGACGCCAGCGCCATCGCCGCCTAAGCCGGCCGCATAACATGGCCGACGACGGCGTCCCGCCGGCCACGATTGCTGACGCGTGTCCGCACTGCGCCGCGGGTCACCCGGTATCCCTGCACAACGGGAACGGGACCCCCGAATATGTTCACCGCATGTCGGCGCAAGCCGGAACGGGGTCGCGTTGGTCGATCACCATCTGCCGAGCGGACAAGATCAGAAAGGGGCTTGTGAAGTAATGAACGTCCAGGCGAGGGGATCGAGCGTCCAGTTCCACAACGACGCGGTGAAGGTGTCCGAGCAGGACCCGGAGTTGGCCTATCGGCTGCTGTGCTCATCGGTGACGATCGACCCGACCAACGCCGTGGCATGGGCTGCCATGGGCATCTGCCTGTCCAAGCTGGGGAAGCTGCCAGCGTCGATCGCGGCGTTCCGCCGGGTATTGTCGATTCCCTACGGGCCGAACCATCAGCACGGGGACAACTCGCCCAAGCTGCAATACACCGCGATGGTGAACATCGCGCACCAACTGAAGAACGACGGCGCGATCTATGAGGCGGTCGACGCTGGCTATCAGGCCAGGGACTTCTTTGACGAGAACGCCGAGGCAATCGGCGAGGACCAGGAATGGTTTCTCTACACCAACCAGAGCCAGGTTCTGTCCATCATCGACCAGACCTCGATGTCTATCGATTACGCGCTGCGCGGCTGGAGCCTGAACCCAACGTCCCCGGAGGCGGAGCTGGCGCTCGCGTTGTGCTACCTGTGGGACGGAAACTATGCGACCGGACTGCGGCACTTCGAGGCGCGGTTTGCGATGGAGAAGGGGCTGAAAATCTTCCAGAATTACCC